ACCATAAGCCTGAGTGGATTCCTGCAGGTGACGTAACAGTTGATATGTACCTAACCTACCCCAAGGTTAAACTTCCTACTACTTGCCATTCTTCATTTAGCCCATTTACGCACGATCTGTTTGATGATTCTTATTTTTACATAAGAGTTGACGACGTCACAACGGAAGCGGTCGAGAGTCACCCAGTCTACAACATGGAAGTAGAGGACACGCACAGCTATATAGCTAATGGTTACGTGTCTCACAATTGTTTCGAAATTGTACCAGATCGCAAAGGGCAGCCTTACGAATTCCTAGCTATTGACGCGTCTACTATTCGGCTGGCAGCCAACAACTTAGACATGTCTTTTTCCACGGCAAATAGGCTGAACAACAACCTATACACAGGAATTAGTCCAGCCGCTAATCAAGCGTCACCGTACAAGACCCTTCAGGTTAGAAATCCAGAAACCCAAGACGTACCTTCATATGTGCAAATCATAAACGGACAAATACGTAACACATATACGTACAACGAACTAGCTTGGGGTGTAAGAAACCCAAGAAGCGATATCTACATTCAGGGTTACGGCTACGGAGAGCTTGAGCAGCTAGTAACTACGATTACTGCTCATTTGTATGCAGAGGAATACAATCGAAGGTTCTTCATGCAAGGGTCTGCACCTAAGGGCATACTTAACTTCAAGGGAGACAACTTAACTCCTGACCAGCTTGAGGCTTTCCGACGTCAATGGAGAGCCAATCTTGAAGGCACAGAAAATTCTTGGCGCACACCAATTCTGCAGACGGAACAAGGAGTGGATTGGATCAACCTACATCCTTCGAATCAAGAAATGGAGTACGGTCAGTGGATGGAGTATCTACTTAAGCTGACTTGCGCTGTTTTCCTAATAGACCCAGCAGAGCTAAACTTCGACATGCATGGAGGAGTTCAGCAAACACCTCTATTTGAGTCTTCACAAGAATGGAAGTTAAAGGCCAGTCGTGATCGTGGCCTAAAGCCCATGCTTCGCTTCATAGCAAAGCTAATCAACAATCATGTAGTTTCGAAGATCGACGACCATTTCATGTTCGACTTCATGGGGCTAGATGAACTTACGGAGCAGGAGAAGCACGAGCTTCGCAAGGAACAAGTAAGCACGTATATGACCCTGAACGAAATCAGAAGGGCTGAAGACCTTCCTGATGTTCCTGACGGTGACATAATTCTTAACCCAACGTATACTACTGCACAGCAACAACGAAAGCAGTTGCTAATGCAGCAGCAACAGCTGGCTGCGTCCAGCGCAGCGCCTGCTGCACCTCCCCCAACTGAAGAAGAAGCGCCACAAGCGCAGAGCGGCAATGAGCCTTCTCCCGAAAAGCAACAAAACAATCAAGGTCCCCAGTATGCTGACAGCTTCACAAAGTCTCTTAAGGTACTTGAGATAAACCTCGAAGACGAATCAGAGTCTTGGATAGACATCTACCGGGGCTCAAAATGACATATTTGTACCTTGAGAAGTCCAGCAGAGAGCTTCAGGACCGCATCGACTTTCAAGGTCTGTCCATAGCTATAGAAAACAGAAAAGGAACCGTTCGACACTGGTACGACCCAGCTTCTGGAGAGCACGGAACTACAAAGATGAAGTATCCATATGGGTACGTTCAAGGAACTCTTGGCTTGGATAATGATGCGGTTGATGTGTTTGTCGGGGAGAATAAAACGTCCACAAAAGTGTTTGTGATTACACAAATGACTAGACCTGAGTTCAGAAAGATAGATGAACAAAAGGTAATGCTGGGATTTGACAACGCCAAATCTGCAAAAGCTGCATATTTACAGCACTTTAACGACCCCAGGTTCTTTGGTGATATGCAAGAGCTGACCTTGGATCAATTCAAGGAGAAGCTAAAGACCCATAGGGGAGAATTAATCAAACACTTGTATCTACGTGATGTATCTGCTACTATTCAGCGTATGCCTTTTGCTAGTGAGAAGCAGCGGCGCTGGATGTGGGCTAATGAGCCCGAAATGGCGAGAGAGTGGGAGACCCACAAGTCTTCCTGCAGCCATACTTCTGATGAAGTCTGTAAGAATTGCGGAGGAACCTCTGTGTCAAAATCGGCTGAAACTATTGAGATTTTGAAGAGCTTGACGAGCAGGATGTTGACAGCATTTGCTCCAAGACAAAAGAACACTTCTTTGCCTGTGGATTCAGGCGAGGAGGTCACGGAAGTCACACTATTTGGTCCGCAGGTAGCTCAGGCACTGCACAGAAACAGGCCGTTTGAAGAGCCTATTGCACCAACCGTACGAGTCGCCGCACCTTTCCAGTCCGCTTCTCCTACTTCTCCAGATTTCATGACGTCTTGTAACTCTTGCGGCTATACACACAAAAGCCTGAGTGATTGCCCTCGTTGTGATGCTATCCGGAGTCAGAACCGAGAAGCAACACCAATCTGGAGAAGGTGATTCATGTTATATTTGCGCGCAGAGTTGCTTTCTAAGTCAGAGGAGGACGGAAAGCCTAGCAGCGGAGCTGACTCGGGAAAACCCGTGTCGGCTAAAGGTCGCTTCGAGCATCGAGGAGGCAAATATGCTGCGCGAGTACAGATTGGTTACGAAAAAGACGGGTCTCCTATGTACCGTTACTTCGCTACCGAGGAAGACTATCAAACTTACCTAAGCCGTAAGGGAAGGTCTAAAGAAGCTAAAAAGCTGGAGCGTAAAGTTAAGAAGGAGCACAAGGAAAGCTCGGAAAAGCAAGGAAGACTGGTTGTGGACCAGCCTGCATCCAAAGAACCTGGTCTCCTAGCTACTACTAAGAAAAGCTTTGCATTGTATGTGAGGATTTGAACATGTCGCATTTTCCAAGGTATCCAGTACGCTTTTTAGAGGGCAATTCCGAGCTACTTAAGAGTATGGGTGAAGTTTTATCGGGAGGACGACCCGGAGAAGGCACAGACTACGTGCCAACAGAAACTGCGGTCGAGGCGTCTACGATCGAACAGCAATACCGGGCACCTATGGGTCGCGTCAACGGTAACGAAGTATTCCGTAGATACCCAAATGGCGACTTGGATTTAGACAATGCCAAGCACGTGGTAGTGGATATAATTCACAAGGTAAAGGACAAAGGGGACTTAACTGAACTTGAAAAGCTCATACTCGGATGTTTGTTCCCCCTGATGTTTCCCTTCGTGGATTCGCGACTGGCCGCTTCCCTTACCTCTGTTCAGCTGCGGTTGGTACCTTGGGAGTGTGCGCTCGTTCATCAGCTAGTAGCTGACCACCTGACGGCAGAGATGAGCTACAATGCTGGCATTGGCGGTGGCGGTGATCCCGGCAGAGCCCAGACGAGGTCTTGATGAAGATTCGTACGAATCTAAATCCTAGTCAGCTTAAGAGTGTTGGCCTAGGGTTGCAGAAGTTGGCGGAAGCTCAAACTAGCGAAATCGTTGCAGAAAACCCTGCGGAGCAAGAAATATTTCGGCAAATAGATGCTATGTTCGATGTCATGGCTAACAGCCTACAAGATGAAGTGTCTAGAATCTTGTTAGATAAGGAAGACTGATATGAGCAACTGGTCACCAAAGCCTCTACGCCCTGCGGCTGTTAACCCTCTTTTTGTAATGGTGGAACATGAGACCGTAGTAAAGGGGCTATCCCCCATGCAACGGCAGCGCCTGGAGGACGGTACGCCCCCTACGCGAACAGGCCACACCGCTTTAAGGCCAGCAGACCCTGCGTTGACCCTTCGCGCAGATTTGGCTAAAGGGTCGTACGCAGAGAGTCTAGAGCGTAAGAATCCAAAGCACGGTACTCCAAGACAGGATCCACAAGAGCCTCTTGGTGTAATCAAGTCGTATCTAGAGAAGGCTAAGGTCGAAGTAGCGGAAGATGAAGACGATGAAGACGATGAAGACGACGAAGACGACGAAGACGAAGATACGCAAAAAAGCAATAACACGTACACAAAGCCAGAGCTTCGCGAAAAGATAAAGCGACAAGTAATGGCCGGATCAGATGGTGGCAAGCCCGGACAGTGGTCTGCTCGTAAAGCACAGCTGCTAGCACAGAAGTACGAAGCTGCAGGTGGCGGGTACAAGGGTCCGCGTACGAAAAAGCAAAGATCACTGTCTAAGTGGACAGATGAGAAATGGACCACTTCAGACGGTAAGCCTGCGGAGAGGTCCGATGGGTCTATGCGTAGGTATCTTCCAGAGAAGGCTTGGAAAGAACTTTCCGCTAAAGAAAAAGAAGCAACAAACAAGAAAAAGCTTGAGGGCTCAAAAAAGGGCAATCAGTTTGTTGAAAACACGGAAGCAGCAAAAGACGCAAGAAGAGAGCACACCCAAAAGAGCCTGAATCTATTTCACGATGCAATAGGACGCCTGCAAGAGACGTTACAGAAGTCAGCCGCCAAGTACGGGCACATAAACTTCAAGCCACCTGAGTCTGTTGCCGCCGCAGCAGCAAGGGGGCTTGAGTACAGGAAGAAGGCAAGCCCTTCAAACCGTGGAGGGTTAACACCCGAGCAGGCTAGCAAAGAGGGCATAGGTTCGGGCGTGCAGCGTGCGGTCAACTTGAAGAACAGAGATGCAGTAACGCCAGAGACCATATCGAAAATGGTTGCGTTTTTCTCAAGACATGCGAAGAATAAGAGCGTTTCACCTGAAAACAAGAGTGAGCCATGGAATGACAAGGGATTTGTCGCATGGCTGCTCTGGGGTGGCGACCCAGGAAAAGCCTGGGCAGAAAAGATAAAAGCTCAGATGGATCGAGCTGACGAGAGCGAATGATCCACGAAATAGCATATGGCAATTCCCAAGAAGATAAGGGAGCTTAGTAGAGTTGTTAAGCTTCATTCAAACTGGCTTGTCTACGCCACTCTGGGAGAGTCTGCGCTAACCAAGGAAGAAATAAAGGAGCTTGAACAGTATGGTCGGCTCCCTATGGGTAAATCCTTGGATTTGGTTAATCGTTCTTACGTTCTTGGCAGAATGAAAGCACTGCTAAAGCGTGCCGAATACAAACAAGTTTCCTACGAAGCCGCAGTAAATGAGACAGAGCGCTTGACACTGTCTCCTCTGGAAGAGCTAGTAATTGAACAAGCTAGATTGAAGGCTGGCTCATACCTCAAGAATCTAGCTACCGAGATAGGCAACGGCGTATTCGATTCTCTAGCGGCTTCTCTCGGCACAGTTATTACTGAAGCTACTGTTCGGGACATTGTTGCCAACGAGATAGAACTGGGGCTGCTCCAGAAGAAGACTTCACAAGAGGTCGCATCTTCGCTAGCAGCAAAGCTTCAAACTGGTCCAAAGAAGAATTGGAAGAGAGTAGCCCAAACAGAGCTACACAGGGCCAAGATCGCAGGTCACGCGCAGGCCATAGTCAACAAGATAGATGTTTACCAGCACAGTGCTGGAGCTGACTCTCTTGTAAGCGTAGTTCCTGCTCCACAATGTTGTGCAGACTGTACTGACCACTATCTAGACTCCAGTGGAAGTCCTAAGGTTTTCAAGCTTGCTGACTTATTGGCAGCTGGTAGCAATGACACTGCTTCTCACACCAAAAAAGCAGGCAAACATCTTCATTGGAAGACCACACTTCCTCCGCTTCATCCGTCATGTGGATGCCAGCTAGTCTACATCCCGCCTGGATATGGATGGTCTGCAGGCAAGCTTTCTCTGCTGCAAAAGTCTTTGTTTGAAGACTATATCCAAAAAGCACGCAGCGGCGTAAGCGGCGGAATTTCGTCTACGGTTAAGCCTAAGGGCGCACCTTCGCAGCGGGTCGAACGTGGGATCCCGTCCCAGCCTGGAGCAGCAGCTCCTGGCAACGTGGCAGGTCCTGGAAGGCCTTCTAGCAACCCTGCCACGCCGCCAAAGCCGCCTGCACCACCTGGTGGCGGTGGCGGTGGAAACATAAAGTATTCAGAATGCCAGTTTGGTGGTGGTTCTGAGTGCCAAAAGCATGGCGGAAATGGTGCAACACAACACAAGACTGGAGGAACTATTTTCCGGAAGCATCAAGAGGCTATTGCACGAGGAGCGAAGCCACGTACCGAGGCGGTACAAGAAGAACAAAAGCAGCAGCAAAAAGCACAAGCCACTGCTTACGACAAACAAGTACACCCTAAGGACGTGCTACTGACTCACCTGTCGGAGGGAGAATTTTCCACAGTAAAAGAACTTGGAAAAGAAGAAAAAGGTGCGAATATTTCGTACAAGGCAACTATTGTAGGTAACGGCAGTGGTTGTATGAAACCACCTCCGTCTTTTCCAGAAGACGCGTACCGTCCTAGCGCTGCAGGTATACCAGACGGCATATCCACTACACCTAAAAATCGCGGACAACACAGTGAAGTCGCGGCTCATCACCTAGCAGAAAGCCTTGGATTAACTGAACACGTACCTCCAACAACTTTGCGTCACGAAGTTGGGATGGGGGAGGGAATGAGCATACAGCACTGGCAGGAAGGTAAAAAGACAATCGAAAAACTGCGCGAAGACAACGCAGAGCTTAATGCTCGCATAGACGCGGCTTCGAAGGGTTACGGCGACGTTACCGCGATTATATCTTGTGTTCCTGAGGAACACAGAGATAAGGTGGAGACAAAGCTGCGTGAAATTGCTGTGCTTGACATCGTTCAAAACAATAATGATAGGCACTATGGTAACCTGGTCTTCTCAGAAGACTTGTCAGACGTGCGAGCCATAGACCACGGATTGTGTTTCGGCGCAGGAATGCAAGGGCACAAGAACACCTTAGCAAACGGATTTCAAAAGTACCATAAAGATGGACTGACCGTACCGGACCACTTGCTTACGCAGTTTAAGGCTCACAGCCTCGCAGATACTGAACGTCACCTGGAAAGCAAAGGAATATCAGACTGGCAGATAGCACAGACACACCTCAGAAAGAAATTCATAGCGCATCTTCAGGACACGCACGGACAAATTCCTATGCAGGCAACTAGGTCGGTTGTCTACGGCGCCGCTCTTTCCGATTCTGCTTCTCCAACATCGGATGCCAGGCATGGTGCTTTTGGTTGGTCAAAGGAAAATAGGATAAAAGAGTTTCTTGACACCGACGCAGAGGGACAACTGCCAGATCAAGTTTTTTCTAGCTTTGCTAAGCACTACATAACTACCGGAGCCTCCGATCCTTCGCATCCGGAGCATGAGGACTGCAAGCGCATGTTGGCTATGAAACCCCTGGTTGCTCCTGGACATGGTTGGCACGCAGGCGCTGTTAATTCTGAGTCTAGTAGAAACTACTGGGATAGCGTGCCCGCATACGCGGGATTACGCACTGCAGCTAGAGCAGAGCAGTCGGAGGCCTCTCCAATGCGTAATGTCCCATCAATCGGTACGGAAAAGACCGTCAACCCAACAGGTGCAACTGAACTTGCAAACTATTCGGATGACAAAAAGACAGTTAATCAAACAGGTGCAACTGAGCGTGCATCAGTTGTGGAGGAAGTAAAGACCTTCAAACCAGGACGTAGAAAGTCCGAAGAACTAACAAAGTCACTATGGTTGTCGTCTAGTGCGGCTTTTCCTCGACACCTGTTGGAGTTGGAGTAATACTAAGCATATGAAGACCTTCGATGCTTTCCGAATCGTCAGTGCAGACAATCATTCAACCCTGGCATTCGTTTGGTGGGATGGTGCGCGAATTCGTTCTACCAGTAAAACAGTGCTAGAAGAGTTGAAGAACACGTTCATTGGAAGTCTGTCTTACGAGGATGGCGAGAGTTTCTTCAACGTCATTCCTAGGCGGTATTCCAGCGGGTACATGTACACTCGTAAGGCAAGGGTAGACCGAGAAGGGAATGAGGTATGAGCATCGAGTTCTCAGATTTAGAAGAATCTTTCGATAATGAAAAAGCTGAAGAAATTCTTAGCTTATCCTTGGATAAGGTTACGCACACAGCCGAGCTTTTGAGAAAGTCTTTATACGACTTTGACCTCGATACGCCAGAGGGCATAGAGAAGCTCATGAACCTGCTTCCCATAATGGACCCCGCTATACTAGAAGACATTGTATCTGAGATTTGGCCTGGGTACGTACCTGGTGCAGACGCCAAGCGGTACAGGTTGGAAATTCGGGGCTATCTTAAGGACTACTTGGAGTCTTATGACGAACAAGAAGCTAACCAAAGAAATAGCCAAGAGGCTACCAGCGGTGGACAAAGCGATCCTACGGCAGTTGAAGGCACAGGGACCAAAGAGCAAGCTTCAGTTGCTAAAGATGCTGGGGCCTGATATATTCAACAGATTACTAATTTTCGCTGCGTTTGAGGAAGTTGAAAACCCCCTTGTTAGCAGTATTACTCTGTATAAGGTAAAGGATGAACTCTGCAGCTAACATCAAGAAGGCATTCGGCATGCCCTCTGCAGCGGATAGTGCACACCAGTACATATTCAAGTCTGGTGAGTACGGCACACTGTACCAATACTGGTGGCGAGATCGATTGGGTAACTATTATAGGTACTCAAACGCCCCACAGGAATCAGCGGACTTTGACCCTTTTCTCGGTGCTCCTCTTCTAGACGCAGACCAGCCCCTGGTCGAGAAGAACCCAGAGTTCTTCACTCAGGAAGGGTACAAGCGCCATATGGCTCCACCGCAGGGCGCTAAGTTGTCTAGAAATTCTGACTACAACCAGAATTCTAGTCAAAACATTTGGTTTGAAGTCTTTGACAACAAAGGTACAAAATACATCTACCTTGATGCTGACGTCAAAGAGAACCTTGATTTGTACGTACAAAACCAACTACGTATAGTTGATGCCGCGTTACCCAAGTTCAGAGAACATGCAGTAACCCTGTTTAACTCGAAGTATCAAAAAGACAGGATTACCGGAGCTATTCTGATTTTGTGTGACCAGGGATACTATGAACCTGAAGAGCTTATCGCTGCTACCGTTGGAGATGTAGAGTTCGTAGACCAAGCAGTGATTCTTCTTGGTCGTAAGTTTGTGTGCGACCTTACTTTCCTAGACTTCATTACAAGTCTAGTTGCGCATAGAGCGCCCACTGAGCCGCTTTTCCAGTACAATACTATCCACGGCATTAGGCCTGTGGGCATAAACTACATAAGCTCAGTATTTTACGCAACTAGGGTTAGTCCTAAGTTCTTGCTCAACTGGAACGCCTCCCATTTGTTCAGTCGCATAGTAAATCGCATGGCGTTTCAGATGATTCCAGCCGATGAAGTTGAAGTTTCTGCGTTCGACGAACTGTCTAAGGTCCTATCGACCAGAGATGACGTTCACCATTTAGTAGACTTCAAGGTCAGGGTTGCGCTGCTTCGTAACTACAGAGAACAAGTAGCAGATCCATCGGTAACAAAAAGCTTAACTAGATTACTGGTCGATGACTTTGGTGTTGCAATTATTCGCTGTGATTTGAATTCTCTTAGACAAGATGAGAAGGAGTTTTCGGATTGGCTTCAATCCACCCCGATGCACGACACCTCTCCAGCTATTGAGGCACAGGTAGAACAGGAGCTACAGCCTCAAGAAGAAGAAGAGAACGAACAGCCGGAGCAACCACCGCCTAGTCCAGAGGATGCGGAAGAGCCGCCTCCTACGCCGGATACCGAGGTGCCTGAATGACTTCCCTGTTTACATATTTTGATGCTTGGGAACCTTTGCTTAAGGCCAGAAAAGCAAAAGGTTTGGACAAGTGGGACAGACTACGAGAGCTAAGTCACAAGCTTCAAGGAAAAGAAGTCAGTGCCATATCCTTTACCTGCGCGCATCCTTCTCACGCTGGGGAACCAGTAAGGCACTTACTGGGATCTGTAGAGGGCAACTTACACTTCTTGCTTGGGTATGGTAACCCCCGATTCCACATAGCTCCTTACCATTGGCAAATAATTGACCCAAATCTTACAGAGGAAGAGGCTGTCGAACTAAGCAAGCGAATTGCACACCCAGCTAATCCAAAACTGTGGGAAAAAGCAGGGATTGAAGCAGAAGACGAAGGAGACCAGGACGACGGCGAAGCGCATAAGCACCGACCTTCTACAAAGCGAGAAACCAAAAGGACAGGAATACCTGTGAGGTCCGCTGCTGGAACGTATGTTTGCTATCCAGAGGATGGGTTAGTATACGGTGTGCATAACGGACATTACTATCGCTGGGATTCTGTAAAAGATTCTTTCTTCGCTGCGCAACATCCAGATGTGGCTGAGGCCATGGAAAACGCTAGCGTGCGTAAAAGCTTAGGTAAGATACACTTTGGCGTAACACCAAGCCCTGCACTCAGGACTTACACGGCACAGTACAGTAACTCTTCTTACGACGAAAATGTTTGGAGTTTGGTAAAGAGCGTGATGCCTAAGCCTGGTAAAATCTTAAGACTAGAAGATAAGCGAGGCGAAACCATCTTTGGCGTCACAACTACTAATTCAGTAGAGTTTTATGACCGTGCCGCTAACCGCATCTCCGTCAGGCTTTTCGACAGGGAGCATGACCATTTTGACCTTACTCGTGACGGAAACATGTCACCAGCAGCTTTGCTTAGCTTTCTAACCAAGCACCTGAAGATCAGCACTCAACTACTCTCTGACGTTACTGGCCCAGGAGAATCTCTGATAAAAGCCGCGCAAATCTGTGTTGCAGGAGAGGCATCCGAAGGATGGGATGACGTACCAGCGGAAGCCACTAGCCTTGAAAAGTCTGTGGTGTATGACAACGGCACGATGAAAGTGGTGCACGTATGAACCACATCATTCACTGCCCTTGTGGTGAGGTAATCGTAAAATCATTGGGTTCGGACACCAAGATACGCGCTAAGATAGTAGTGTTCCGAGATTCTACAGCTTTTGCTGTTTGCAAGAGCTGTGCTTCTGAGGTACAAGTTCCTCTTCAGCTAAACGAAGACATGATGAAATCTCTAGCGTCTCAACCGGTGGAGAAGAACAAGCATGTTCCGCTGTATATCCGTACGCCTAAGAAAGAAATAAAAAGTTCTTGACAGCGCAAATAGCTAAAGCTAAGATTAACAGACAAACGATTCTCCACAAAGGGAGCAACCAGTAATTTTACTGGTTACTCCTTTTTTGTTTTAGGGTTGTATGGACAAAGGTTGGATTGACGAAGAAACGTTTTCTTGCTTTGTTCCCGCTCAGATGGTCGTCGTAAAAGGCGGCGAAAAGGGCGCGGACAAGACCGGTAAGCGTTGGATTCAAGGCATAGCCTCTACGGATAGTAGAGACCTACAAGGAGAGATCATAGACCAAGCTGGTATTGATTTCTCTTATTTTCTAAAGCACGGGTATTTCAACGACGATCATAAACCAGGTCCTGAGTTTAAGGTCGGACAGCCTACAGAGGCTAAGCTAACAAAAAACGGTCTTTGGGTTAAAGGATTTCTTTTCAAGAATCCTAATCCCAAGGAAGAGAGTCGCGCAGACTATTACTGGGACTTGATGAACCAACTGAGTGCATCGGGTTCTGACCGCAAAGTAGGCTTTTCTATTCAAGGAAAAGTTTTACGAAGAAACGGTAGCAAAATTGAGAAGTGCTGGATACAGGACGTCGCCATCACCACTCAACCAGTAAATACCACAACTTGGGCTGAAATAGCAAAATCTCTTTCAGCACAGAAGTGGGATTTAGTAAAAGAATCTGACGAAGATAAGAAGAAGGAAGAGGCTGAAAAAGCTCTGGCTGTAGGTATGGGGAACCCTGTGGTTCCACAGAGCTTGGAAGGCAGCAAAAAGGACGTCGTTACAGCGAAGAGCATGCTGTCCTATGATGAAGCATGCGTTCTAATCAAAAGTGAGACTGGCCTCGATACAGAGGCCGTTAAGGCCATCGTCAATATCGCGTTTGGTCTATTTGGACAGGAGTGAAGAACATGACGGAGAAGAAGATCGAAACTGGTGATCTCCAGAAGGCACTGCAGTCCCTACAGGACCTAGCCAAGGGTCACAATTCTCGTGGCACGGCTACTACTGAGGTTGTTGGCATGGTTGCAGAGTCTGGAGCAACGCAGGTGTTCCACACACCTAGCAACTCTAGCCCCGCATCGTGGGCAGGTACCTCGGCTTCTAGCGAGGACTGGAGCGACTCTATTGGCCCTGACGGCACGGACTACAAGGTAGCCGGTGCAAAGATGCGCAAGAGCGTGCTTAGCAAGATTGCTAAGGGCGAGGCTCTTACGCAGGGCGAAAAGAACTTCGTCGCAAAGGGTGGCCTTGATAAGTTCAAGGACATGGAAAAGGCCAAGGAGGCCAAGGGAGACATGGCAGAGAAGGCCATGGCACCTCGTTCCATGATGGCGAAGGCCAAGGACGAAGACGAGGATGAGGAAGAAGACGAGGTCTCGAAGGCTGAAGAGCACAGCGACGAGGCTGAGGACCGCAAGCTTATCCGTGAGATGATGAGCAAGGAAAAGAAGAAGGACGTGAGCAAGTCCTTCGCTGACCACGCAGCTGAAAACCCGGCTGTTAAGGGTGGCTTCGAGGTATCGGAGTTCCTGGCAGGTTTCGCACAGGTGATGCACAAGTCGCTTTCGTCGATGGAAGCACGTATCACTGACCGCGTACTAACCGGTCTAGCAAAGTCGGACATCGAACAGGGCGAAGTGCAGAAGTCGATGGCGGAAGCACTTGCACGTCTTGGAGAGGTACTAGCGGCACAGGCACAGCGCATTGACCAGGTGGAGTCGGGACCGGCTCGCGCTGCAAAGAGCACGCTGTCTAAGTCGGGTGTGGCTCCAGAGGCTGCGCAGGAGCTTAACAAGTCTCAGGTAACGGGAGCATTGGTGGACCTGGTTCAGAAGGGTCTAGCCACGGCAACGGATGTTCTCAAGTATGATGCGACGGGCGAGCTTTCGCCTGAGCTTCGTCAAAAGGTAGTCGGTCGTCGCTGAATCGACGTTTAAAGTAAGGAGTAGAAGACAATGACTGTAGGACTAAGAGCATTCCAGGCAGGTACTGTCGGCTCTGGATTCGGCGCTGGCAGCGAGGCTGACATCGCGGAACTGAGCAAGGCACTTGAAGCCGGTTATCAGATCGGCGCGGGCAGAACGGGTGGTAGCGCACTTCGCGTAGAGTCCCTTGAGGCGAGCCTCAAGGTTCTTACGTACACTTCTTCGCACGTGAAGCTGTGGAAGAAGATGCCAAAGAGCCCCGCGTACAGCACGGTTGAAGAGTACAACCAGCTGACTGATTACGGCGGAGAGGCTTCTCCGTTCGTTCAGGAAGGCGAACTTCCGCAGGCGACTGACGCCAGCTACGTACGTCGTACGCAGTTAGTCAAGTTCCTCGGCACGACCCGCGAGATCACGCACCAGGCAACGCTTGTGCATCCCGCACACGGAGACCTCATCGCCCTTGAGAACCAGAATGGTATTCTCTGGCTGCTCTCGCAGGTAGAACGTTCGCTGTTCAGTGGCGACTCGTCGCTCGCGTTCGATGGTGAGTCGGAGCAGTGGGACGGTCTAGACGCCCTCATTGACGCAGCTAACGTCATCGACCTAGAGGGTAACACACTGCAGGAAGCGGACATTGAAGAGGCAGCAAACCTCATCATCGAGAACTTCGGTTTCCCGACCGACATGTTCCTCGGTACGCGCACCATGAGCGACCTGGTCAAGACGTTCT